ATGGCAGCGTTAAGAGCCGAGGAAAAGAAGGCCAAGGCCAAAGAAGAGGAAATGCAAGAGATAGCCATGATTATTGGTGGTGTTGCTTTTGTTCTACTACTGGTCTTTATTGGTATCAATGAGTTGATGAGCCTATGTCCAAAGGGCGGTTGTGGTAGATGAACGAGTACCAGAAGCAATTCGACTTGTTTTGCAGGGTGTTCTGCTACGGGTGCGCTGCTTGGTGGTTTCTAGGATTCTTGAGGTTCTTGCCTGATGACTTGTCAGACAAGATTGTTAACCTTTTACTTGGAAAGATTGGGTTATGAAAATTACCACTTATCAAGAGAATGCTCGTATGCTATGGGAGGCTCATAGGGTGATCCACCAACAAAATATGCAAAGGTTGGCAGAGTTGAATCATCAGGTCCAGCATCAACAAAAAGCCCAAGAGATCAAGACTCAATGGGTCAAAGCCTCACAAGTGGATGTGATGGCATGAAATATATCTTTTTGATATCAGTATTGTTCTTAACTGGATGCAAAGATGTTTATCGATATCCATGTCAGAACCCAGACAACTTCCATTTAGAGCAATGTCAGAAGCCTAAGTGTCTATTTACTCAAATGTGTCCAGAATATCTGGTAGCACCAATCTTGGAGAAAAAAGTTAATGATGTCCAATCAGAAAAACCTAACCCCTGAAGACATTGAAGTACGAGTTTGGGGCTTTGTGGTTGTCATAGTCACCCTGATCTTGTGTTTTATTGTTATTGCACTTTTGTACTCTGTCACCTTTGTGACACAACCAATTAAGTCAATGGCTCCGATTGACCAAGCATATACCAAGATGCTGAACGACATTGTTCTGCTGATTGTTGGTGGAATTGGTGGAGTTATGTCCAAAAGGGCTGTAGGAGCCGTTAATAACGCCATCAAGCCTTCAAATCCACCTAGTACAACACAACCTACCTGCCCACCACAAACGAGCGTTACAAGCGTTTCTGGTCAACAACCAACTTACACATGGACAGCGCCTTCCAGTGACCTTCCTAAGTGGGTTAATCCTGAGTTGGATGAATCTTGGACTCCACCACCACCGCCAAGCACTCCTCCAGACCACATGGAAGACAATGAATATCGTGAGCATTTAGCTATGGCAAGAAAAGAGGTTGACTAATGTTTGGCATACCACTTCCTTGGCTACTGGTTGGGTCATTCGTGATCTTATTTGGTACATATCGTGGTGGATACCATTTCGGTTGGTCAGATCGTGATGCTGAAATGCAGATTGAGATTGCTCGGAAGAATGAGGAATCTCGTCAGACTGAACTGAAACTTACTGAGCAAATTAACTCTACTGCTACCAAACTTCAGGAGACTACAAATGTTGTCAATCAAAAACAAAGTGCTTTGGATGCTGCCATTCGTGCTGGTAGGGTGCGCCTCCCCACCGCCAGTTGTGTACAAGCCCCCGCAAGTACCCCCGCTGCCCCCACAAATCCAGAAACAAGAAGTGAACCTGACAGACAGGCTGACCAAGCTTCTGATGCCGACCGAGCAACCCTCCAAGCCATCGCAGAAATAGTTGCCCAGGGTGATAGAAACACTGCCCAACTAAATGCCTGTATAGATGCTTATAACGATGTAAGGAATTTGTTAAATGGTAAATAAAGAACAACTTGCAAAGCTACACATTGGTGAGCAATGGGTTGATGCTTTGAACGCAACTTTTGAGCGTTTTGATATCAGTACTCCAGTACGCCAAGCATCGTTTATTGGTCAATGTAGCCATGAGTGCGGTAATTTTAAGATCTTAGAAGAGAACTTGAACTATCGTGCAGAGGCTCTACAGAAGTTATGGCCTAAACGCTTTGACGCTACCAAAGCACAGATGTGCGCTCGTAATCCAAAGGCTATTGCCAATACTGTTTACAGCTCACGTATGGGCAACAGGGATGAAGCCTCTGGTGATGGATATCGTTTCAGAGGCAGGGGTTGTATCCAGTTGACAGGCCATGCTAATTACTATCATGCAGGGCAAGCTCTAGGGGTGGATTTTGTGATGGAGCCTGATTTGGTTGCAACTCCAATGTATGCGGCTCTCACTGCTGGTTGGTTCTGGAATACCCAGAAACTCAACCAATTTGCAGATGTTCGAGACTATAAAACCATGACCAAGAAGATCAATGGCGGTTTTATTGGCCTAGACGACAGAATTAAGCACATAAATCACGCTATGCAGGTTCTGACTGCTTAACAAATATCCCATATTCATTGAGATATCCTTTGCGGTCCTTGATTTCTAAATAAGCACCTTTTAAGCAACTTACGAGATCAAGGTCAATACAAGCACAACCCAAGATAAGGGTCACCAAGATGTCTCCATAGGCATCCTTGATGGCCTCTCTATCTTCATTGTTGATAGCGTCAAACAACTCATCTAACTCTTCTTTAGTTTTGAGTGCTTGAGCAAATGCTGTGCTGTTCTGGACAATGCCACGAGCCTCACCCCATTGGATAACTTTCATCTCTGTATCAGCGTAACTCATTTTTTCTCCTTAACCCATGTGCAACCAAAACAAACTTTCATCATCCAACGAACAAACCAATTAGGTTCACATCCTTTTTTGGGTACATATGTAATACCATCATTGACCTCTGGTTTGTTGCCAAACATATAGCATTTCCATTCTGACCATTCTTGAACATGAAATGTGTATGGTGGATTTGGTGCTGTAAAGTAAACAGTATCTTTTTCTTCAGTCATAACTTAACTTTCATAATCCTTTGTTTCTTACCAGAGCGCCCTACTCTAGCGCCAATGATCTCGATATATCCCTTGTCTAACAAAGAGCGATAGCGCCCTGTTATTGAGGAATAAGGATAGTCTGGATACATCTCTAGTATCTGGTCTGAGATACACCCATCAGGAAAGCCTTTAATGGCCTCATAGACCATGTTTTCTAGCTTGGCGCTGTCTAAACCTTGGGCGGCTTGATGGCTCGTTACAGGGTCTTCTTTGCGTACCAACTTAAATGCTGGTGAGCCAAAGAATCTCTCCATTGACTGCTTCATGTTACCAAAAATCATTATTTATTCCTTTGGGTGGGCAGTACTCGCTGCGTCTGTGCGTTATCAGAGGCTTTTGATCGCAACTGGCACAGCATCCGCTTTCCCGCCCGTTAACATTAAATTTTAAAAAGGTGCGTCTTCAAAATCATCTCTTGGAGAACGCTTAGTAGGTGCTTTAGCTTCCTTTTGATCTTTAGCTTTGACAGACAAGGACATGAACTTAGTTCCGTCTTTGCCCTCTTTTAGCCATGCGCTAATCCAGAAATCTACACCCTCTACATTGAGTGACCCTTTGTAGTGGGGAAACTTATCATCATCCCTGCGGTCGTTCTTCCATAACGCACCACGATTTTCATTGTTGTATTCCATTTATAACTCCTTGGCCTTTTTCAGGCTACTTCTTACTTTACTAGGCAGCAGAGTCCACAGAGCGATCTTTTGTTGATCGTCTAGGTTCTCAGCTTCCAACTTCACCCAAGCTATCTTAGGTTCTTCTTTATCACAGAGAGCAATTAAATCCATTGCTAACTCTTTGAGATAAATCTGTTCATCCTCTGGGATGCTATCCATTGCGCCCTGTGTAGGGGTGATGATGACTTTTTCTGGTATAGCATCCTCATCTGGCAAATCTTGACCAGCATAGATATATAACCCGAGTCCATGCAAACCAAGTGCTTTGGTCATGCAGCGCATAATGGCTGTGTTGACTGCAAATGCATCACACTCAACTCGATACTCTTTGCCATACTTAGAGACTGCTGTATAGCCCTTTAAAGGGATTGCTTTGTTGCTTGAGTCCATAACTGGCAACTGACAGGTCATTGGCTTGTCAAACATAGTAACTGTCACCCAGACCATTGCTGTGCCGTTAATCTCCATGTAGCATTTTTCGCCAAACATCTCTACCTTGTAGGTGGCTTTAGGGTCTGCTTTGAGAGCCTCTGCCCATGCCCAAGCCCATGACAAGTAGGTTAGGTTTTGTTTCTTTTCAGTATGCTCGTTAACATTTAACTTAAGTAGTGCTTCAATTGACATTTCATTCTTCCTTTAAATAATCTTCAATCATTGCTTCTTTGTCTTCCTCGTATAAATCCTCGAAAGGTACGAAGTGGTTTTCTCCACAGCATGAGCCGTAGGTCTTAGGCTCACAGCAGTAGCAGCAGTAAAGACCATGCGACAAGTCTTTGATTGCTTCTTCTCTTGTCAGCTTTCTCATTGGATGCGTCCTATCTGCTTGGCTACTAACCACTTGTCACCAAGTTTAAGAACAGACCTGACCCATTTGCGCTGGTTGTACTGGTTGACCTTAGTAGGGACTTGCTCGTTGTTGTAAAGCTGACGAGCCTTGCGTCTTAAGTGTTCTGTTTGCATTAGCCTCTCCATGCCAACATTACACCAATGCCACCAAAGATGATGACTGCCAATGTCCACTCAACTAGCGTTTGAATAATCTTACTTTTCATTTGGTTCTCCTTAAAAAGACCCTTGCGATTTGCTTGGGCTGAGATGAAGTATATCAAAGTAAACGATCTATTTTCTAGGTGATTTCCCTTAGATTAACACTTTGTTGACTTTGCTATACTCCAAGGATGGACAAACAAACCGCTATCACACTTGCTGGCTCACAGAGTGAGCTATCTCGTATCCTTGGCATAACTAGGGCAGCAGTCAACCATTGGAAGACTATTCCCTTGTTACGCCTTTATCAACTCAAAGAACTCAGACCAGATTGGTTTAAATGACTCAAGCACAAATAATTAAAGCCCTCCAGAATGGCGCACTCACTTCTCACGAAGTATCAAATCTGACTGGTATGCCACAAGCCACAGTTCTGTCCACAGCTAAGAAGTTGCGTGACAAGAAAGAATTGACAATCTCTAGGGTTAAATCAGGACGCTATTGGGTTGCTCAGTATGAGTTAACCAAAGAAGCACCTAAAGTTGGTCAGACTGTATTCTTTGGGATACAGACAAAAGGCATCTTTACCAAGGCTGAGTATGCTCAGATGAAGGCACAAGCTACTCGATTGCTTGGTAAACCTGCTAAAAAAGAAATTACCAACAATCAATTCATTTAACTATACAGTAGGCTTTTTTAAGTTTACAATTGTTTGAAACAACGGCTAGGTACGAAGTCATGAGCGTACCGAAAAGTGAACCTCCCACCTGCCGACTGTTTCTTTCTGGAGGGTTTGCGAGGATGCTTTATGCACTACTATCAACATCATATTGGTGATTTCATCAAGGACACTTCATTTTTAACTAATGAAGAAATTGGGATTTATCTCAAGTTAATTTGGCTTTATTACGACACAGAAAAGCCATTGCCAAACAATTTATTTGAACTTGGCATGAAAACAGCCACAAGAGACAACCAGATTGTTCTTGAGGGCTTGTTAGAAATGTTCTTTGTTTTAGACGAAGAAAACAAATGCTGGCATCACAACAGATGTGACAAAGAAATTGAACATTACAAACAGCAATTAACTACTGCTTCTAAGGCTGGAAAAGCATCGGCACTTAAACGAGCGATGAACAAGAATCCAACGAGCGTTGAACAAGCGTTAAACGAGCGTTCAACAGAAGTTCAACCAACCAATAACCAACAACCAATAACCAATAACCAAGTTAAAGAGAACAAGCGAGGCTCACGCCTCTCTCAAGATTTTATTTTTCCAAGTGATTGGTTAGTTTTTTGTAAACAGGAAAGACCTGATTTACAACCATTACAAACCTTTGAAAAGTAAGATTATTCAAACGCTGATTGAGTGGACATTGGCAGTCATCATCTTTGGCGGTATCGGTGTAATGTTGGCATGGAGAGGCTGATGAACACACGATTCTTAACTCATGTGCGTAAGATATTCAGCACCTACCAAGCCCCTCCAGAAGTCATCAGAGCCTATCAAAAGCAATGGGTGAAGTCTGTACGCAGACTAGGTGACAAATGGCTTGTAGCCAAGAATGTTGAAAGACTGCAATGATTACCAGAGAAGACGCTATCAAGGACTTGTCGCATGGTACTTATTGTTGCTACTGCACCAACCCTAAGACCTACGGCTCATGCTGTGGAGAAAACCACTTCGTACCTTTCGAGGATTTATACGAGGAAGACAAAGAAGCAATGATTGAAGAATATTTAAAGGAAGAATGAAATGGTACATAAGAAGTTAATGAACGCTCGGATGGCTTTGCAATCCATGTCGTTAAAAAAGTCAGGACACAACAAGTTCGCGGGCTACCAATATTTCGAGTTGGGAGACTTTCTGCCTCAGATCAATGAGATTTTTCATGGTCAAGGATTGTGTGGAGTTATTTCATACACTAAAGACTATGCAGACCTGACCATTACAGACGTTGATGATGGCACTTTCATTACCATTAGTTCGCCAATGGTAGAAGCCAATCTAAAAGGTGCGCACGCTATCCAGAATCTTGGTGCTGTAGAGACATATCAGCGCAGGTATCTTTGGATGACAGCAATGGAGATTGTTGAGCATGATGCTCTGGATTCTTCTGCACCACTTAAGGAAGAAAAGAAAGCACCAGTCATTGCACCAGCGCAAGGAATACGAGATGAGTTACCTATTGAAGAACTTAGGTATCTCGATGAATTAGCAGTTGAGTTAATCAATATGTGCGAGAAAGACCCAAAGGCTGCTTGGGTTAGATTGGAGAAAGAGAACTTAGAAGCTGACCAAAAGGTTGCTCTATGGACTTTGATGCCAAGCAATGTAAGAAGCGCCATTAAGAAAGCAAAGGAAATTTAAATGGAATACGACAACACTAATCGAGGAAGTCTTTTTAAGAACGATAGAAAAGACGATGCAAAGTTTCCTGATTACAAAGGGTCTATCAATGTAGATGGCACAGAGTACTGGTTATCTGCATGGATTAAGGTCAGCAAAGATGGGGCTAAGTTCATGTCTTTGTCTGTCAAGAACAAGAACGCTGACGTGCAGCCTAAGAAAAAAGCTGTTTACCAAGATGACGATGCACCTTTTTAAGGAGATAACATGAACTATTTACCTGAACCAACTCCAGAACATACAAGAATTTTGGCTGGGGCACAAAGAATTGACCACAATCCAACTGTAGAAGAAAACCTTGACGAGAGAATTCGTTATCTTGAATCAGAATTAAAACGACTGAAAGAGTCAAAAGAAAGTCTTGCACCTCTTTTAAAAATGAAGATTAGAGATATTCGTCAAGCAATGGATTATTAAGTTAACGAGGGGAAAGCAGACAGCAATGTCGGACGAATGTGAGTACCCTCACCTCAAGGAGAAGACAATGAAAGACCTATTCGATAACATGAAAGATTCAATGGACAAGTTCTTTGGTACTGCACCATTTAAGTTGGCTAGAACAGATAGTCCAGAAACGTCTAAAGAAGCAGCACAAGCAGTTGATAGCACCAAGCTAGAACAAATCGTCTATGAGGCTATTAAAGCCTTTCCTGATGGGTGTATCTCAGATGAAGTGTTAGAGGCTCTCCCAGAGCATCGTTACTCATCAATCACTCCTCGCTATCGTGCTTTGCTAGACAAAGGCTTTATTGAGATTACAGGCACTAGAGAGGGACGCTCTGGTAAGAAACAAAGAATTATGAAAGTTATCAAATGAGTTACGCAAAAACAGAAATGCTCGTGGTGCAATGGGGTGAAGCACGAGGGATTGTGCAGAACAGCACTCCATATGCTCAAGCCTTGAAAACCAAGGAAGAACTAGAGGAGTTGTTTGACGCTATCTCTAAAGGAGATGCAGAAGCTACAGCAGACGCATATGGAGATATTCTCGTTACCCTAGTGATGGGTTGCGCCTGTGCAGATTTAGACCTTGTAGAGTGCTTTAAAGGTGCTTACGAGGAGATTAAAGACCGCAAAGGATTCCTCAATAAAGATGGAATCTTTGTTAAGCAATAATGTCCAAGGCATGATTGATGTGTTTGATTCTGTCATCCAGACCAATGATGCCTCCATTTATCTTTTTAGTCATCATCACAAAATCACGGCTATCAGCATACTGATTTAGCTTGTGTGTCTGCCAGAACCATCCTGCTGTCATAGCAGCGTATTTAGGTGTTCTGACTAACTCTGGTTGCATAACAAAGTCTTCACCCAAGGCTTGACCTGCGTGATAGAAGTTGCTGTGGCCTGTTAGCTGGAGGAATCCAGAGCCTCGGAAACGATACCCATCCCCAGACGCTTCATCCCTGTTTCCCATACGATTGCCATAGATTCTGTTGGCAATCTTTTGTGGTTGCTTCTCGTATGCAGCAGCTTCCTCTGGCGTAAAACCCCACGCTCTCTTTGGTGTTCTAGGGAACAGCTTTAACAGCGTAGCAGCACGATAGTTTAGGTTTTCCTCAAGAATCTTAAAGTTCCCACACTCATGCCCACATTGACCAATCCAGCTTGCTTGTTGAACAGGGCTGTTGATTCCGAATCTTTGGAATGTCTCGTTGAACGCATCTGCTAGAGATGGGTCAATGTGCATCTTTTTTAGTTGGTCAGGACTTACCATTTAACAAATCTCTCATTGAGTTATACGAGTCAACACAAGCATTGAGTGCAGCAGTATTCTTGTCGCCTTGTGCAACTATTTCTGCGATGGCTTCGATGGTTGCTCTTTCGGCATCAGAAGCTGTGTCAGTCGGTCTGTCAGGTTGACTGGTTGCTTTTGTATCTGTGCTGGTAGTGGAGGGACTTGCGGAGGCTTGTACGTTACTTGTGGGGCAGAGGCGCAACTTACCAGCACGATTGGCGACAGCAAGAGCAGTAGTTTTTTGGTTAATAGCATTATTAGCCTCCTGTAATTTTGCAGATTGTTGATTAAGTTTCTCAGTCATGTTTTGCTCTATCTGACGAGCCTCATCATTCTTCTTGGCAATGGCTATTTTCATATCACCATCACGCTCTAGCCAGCCATAGTGATGCCCTACCCTGTAAGTCCCAAACAAGGAAATGAGAACACCAATAATCAACCAAGGTAGTGGAATAGGTAACATCATTCAGCCTCTTTTCTTGCTTGTGCAATTTCCTCACGCTCACCATCATCCTCAAGATGCTCTGGAGGCGTAGTTGGAGGAGGGGGAGGAGTCCAAGATTCATCTAGTTCTGGATTCTTCCAAACAGGCATTGCACCAAATGGTTGACTAGGTAATCCATAAGCAGATTGAGGAGGCGCATAGGACGAGTTAAAACCACCCTGTGAGCCTTGATAACCAATTGGTTGACACATTGGTTGCATTGGAGGCTGTGGCGCACCAAAAGCCTTTGCTGCTGCACCTGCTGCTCTCTTGGTCATCACGCCACCAATACCGCCAACAATCAGCAGAACAATGTCGTTTAACATCTTGGTGTAGGCCTGATCTATCGGGGCCATGCTCTTGATTGGTTGCGTCACGAATGTCACAGAGTACAAAAGTGCAATCACGATAAAGCACAGGATACAGGTCACCACAATGACCACAAAACCCCACACACGAACTTCAAATTCTTCAGTTGTTAGGTTTGGCTTCTGGCTGGACATCATTTACCTTTTTCTCCAATATTGGGGCAACCAGATATTCTGGACATTGTTGCGTAAACAAACACTTAGGCTTCTGACATTCCTCTGCATGAAAGAAGTCTGGATTCTGGCACTTGTATCGATACCTGTCTTCACAGCCTGTCAACAAGAGGAGAAGTAGTAAATATCTCATGCCATCACATCCACTTGGTTAACCTTCACCCAATGCGTCTTAATCTCTTGCAGTTTCTGCTGATGATCTGCTTGCTTATTGAGTTCTGCAAGGTGCTTCATGTTCTGTTGGTGAATCACTCTTTGAGCCTCTTTCAGTAGGTTTGCATTGTATTGGTAAGGTGTGATTTTCATTTGCCTAATCCAATCTTGCCTAGCAGTAGGTTAACCACTCGATCTGCCAAATCATCAGGCAGGAACTTCAGAAAGCCAAGAAACCATAGAGCCACCAAACCATACACGATGATTCTGAGAGCTAAGTCAAAGTCTTTCTGATACTGATTCACCGCCCACACCGCTTGGTAGTTGCACAGAAATCCATCATCTCATTTATGCCGATACCAACGAGAAGGAGAACGAAAGCAATCCCGCCAATAAGCATTGCCATCTCCAACTGCTCTTGTTCCTCTTGCTTCTGTTTTTTTTCCTCAGCTTTTAGTGCGCTAATCTCTTTAGCGTCTGCCAAGTCCATCTCTGCTTGACGAGCCTTAATCTTGTTCCAAACGTCAATCTTTCCTGTCTGCATGAACAACATCTTTAGTTCTTCTTCAAACGCTCTGGCTTGCTCTAGTGCCATCTCAATCTGGAGAGCCGTACCCATGTTTGAGCCTTTTTTGCTCTTAGCCTGAAGCATAGCTTTTGTAGCTTGGCTCTTGGCATCGAACATCTGACCAAGCATAGGCGCAAGCCCACCTAGATCATTGGCTACCTTACTGGCTTTCTTGACCATGCCAATGGCTTTTTGTAAGCCATCTAGCGCAGCAATCGGGTCTAAAGGAATCATTTTTTATCTACCTTCTTCCATTCAATACAGTAGACCTTTCGGTTGTAGACATCGCCCACCCAAGCCCACTTAACACACCTGTACTCAATAGATACAGCTAGTAAAAATTCTATAAATACCATGTCCACACAATGATGTAGACACACCAAACAATCGTTGAACAAAGAAGGACTGCTGCAATAAATGCCTCAGTCCACTCTTTCATTTTTCTTGCTCGTCAGGTTTAGCGTTCTTCTGTGCAATCTTTAAGTGTTGGTGCTTAAAGTAGATGTTCACTATCAAACCACATATAGCAATCACAACACCAGAAATAGCAGCAAACTCGTTAGCTGTTAACCCAAAGATTACTGCTGCACTAGAGCCACCATAAGTAGCTGCTGACGCTATTTTTGTTGCTTCGATTGTCATGGTTTCTCAGGATAAGTTACTGTCCAAGGGAAACCTGACTGAGCTGTTACATCACGCAAGGCTTGACGATATGTAGCCCATACAGCTTTATCTACTGGTGCGTCAGCTACTTGTGTCCAATCACACTCAGCCAACTTAGCATCACGAGTAGCACGAACACTCTTAGCCTGTTCAGCATCCTTAGAAGCCTTATAAGCAGCCTCATGTTCTGCTGCTGTGGTAGTTACACCATCAACAGTAGTGTCGGAAAACACAGGGCCAAGCACATATTTTGTGTACCACTTACCCTCAATCTGCTCTACACCTTGACGCTGAGAGTATTGGTAAACAGTACCACCTGACGCTTGTGGGCCTTCAAACACTACATCAGCACCAAAGTCATTGATAAGTGCTTCTGTCAATTGTTGTGGCATAGAAGTGTTGGGATGTAATGCACGAAATTCACTTTCGTACATGACTGCGCCTGTTTCTCTGATTCTGATTTGCATTTTATTTTCCTCAAGCAATTGCTAAGAATATGTAGGTTGCACCATTTGTATTGGCATTAGAGCCAGACACCTCATTAACAACAAACCCTGTACTGTCTGTGTCTAACCAATCTTCGCCAGTAACTTCTGCATTTGTGTTATTTAATTCAAGGTATGGGTCATTTCCAGAAACAATCCCTCGTGCAGAATCTGAAATCATCCAGTCACCTGAACCGCTTGATTTCTTAATAAGCACAAATCTTGCACCACTAGTAAATCCACAGTTTATTGTCTGTGATGACCCGTTACCTGTGTAAGACCCAACTTTGCTGACCCCAGCGCAGGTTGCAAAAAGGTATGAAACTTGATTGTAGACTCCAAATGTGTAATGCTGGAATTGTGAATCTGTAAGAACGCTTCCCCAAATAGAGCTATAAGTTGATGCTCCATCTGTCTGCTCAAGCATAAGAAATTTATTTAGACTAGCCAAAGGTGCGGCATAAACATACCAGCTATTACCAGCCGCATTTCTTTCTTTAGTAATTATCAATTCTGGAACTACCTTAAGTCCATGCGTAATGGTTTGAACTCCAGTTCCAGAAGAACTCCAGCAAACCTCATCAAAGAAGCTAGGGGCACGTCTGAAGAAGTAATTAATATAAGTTGCGGTAGACGCATTTACATTAGCTTCACTGGAATCTGTTCCAACAGTCATCCCATCCATTGTTAAAGTAAGAATACCAGCTGTATCAGGAAATTCTTGATTGGTATTATCGGATTTAAGATACTGCTGAATACCTCTAAGTCGGTCTTGCCACATATTTGCAGGAGTCACCACATTATTAAGCCTTGCTCGATGCAAAACTAAATCAGATGGAAATCCAACCCCTGTCACAGTAGCCGCTGCACCAGTTCCAGTTCTTGCAACAGGACTAAACACACTCGTCCCACTCGTAGGCACTTTCATCGGGCCTCTACGAATGGCTATGTAGATGAATGTGTCACCAGGGGAGCCTGTACTTCCTGCTGTAATGCTAATACCTGTAGCGGTGGGCTTAAGACCAAACCCTCCATTTGTTTCAGCGTTGGAATTATTTGGGTACAAATAAGCAGCACTGTTTGATACAGTCATGCCCCTCATATTGTCTGTAATTTCCCAACTTAATGCTGCGTTTACTCGTTTTGTTAAAAGCCATTGTGGCTCATACCCAAGGTCTATTATGTCTTCGCCACCAGTAAGCGTAAAAGACCCACACGAAATCACATTGTCTGTACCAGTTAGACCAAAGCCTCCTGCGTTGTGGGCGAAGAGGTAAGCGACATAAGTATCACCAGAACCTGTAAGATTTGTGCCGACAGTAAATGTTGTTGAAGTTGGAGTTGTGTTATTCCAAGCTGTCGAATCAGTAATTTCCGCATCTGTTGTGTTTAGGCGTAAATATTTTGTGTTGCCAAGACTAGTATGGTACACAGACCAATTACCAGTCGTATTAGTCCTTTTTACAAAAATACAGGCTGGCACAGACCCAAGATTGTGAGATATGGTCATGTTTGACCCATTCCCCGTATAAGTCACAACATCAAAGAACTTTGGTGTTGGTTTTAATACAGTATCAACGTAGGTAGCTCCGCTAGTGTTTACTTTGGCTAGCGTACCCCATGTATGGCCATCAGCATTAAAAGATGTTAAACCTTGTGATTGTGTTGTTTGAGCTGCTGTTGAATTGGAGACTAAATCATAAGTAGCGCCACGGAATGTATCATACCAAGCCCAATCTGTTGCAGCAGAGCGTGACTTAGAAATTACTAAAGCACCTGTATTTTCTTTGATGCCTGTTGTTACTGTTTGGCTTGAGCCAGTACCTGTTCGCAAATAAACAGAGCATACATCCTCAATATATTTTACATCGTTGGAAACCTGTGAAGCATTAGACGAGAACATTGTCATACTCCTTGCATTTATCAAGATGCCACTTAGCTAGATTTCCACCAGAAGCAAAGATTCCACAATGCGGACATTGCTCTTTACGCTTAGGTTTACGCATCTTTTCTGTTGTTGTTTTCTTCACGCCCAATGTTCCTTTAATGATTGCTTGTCTTCGTTCTTCAGAGCAAGGCTTTCCATAAAGAGGATGTTTGCTACCAGTCAAAGAAGCACTAATTTTATTTTTAGTCTCGTCTGATAAAAACTCACCAGAGTTTGCAAAAGTAGCTCCACCATAATGCTTGTTATAACTTTGCTTGTCTTTTACAGCTTGTAGTGATTTTAAGTATTTAACTTCTAAATCCCTAATATATTTCTTGTCTGAAATAACTAAAATTTCTCTAGTCCAATCAGTTGGATTATTTTTAATCAATGGTTTTACATACTTTGATGAACAAATGTATCCGTCATCTGGGTGGCAGTTTTTAGCTGTACGGCTTCCAACATACCACTTGCCAGTAGATAACTCAGTCCAACGATAAAGGTAAGCCTGCGTCATAGATAATTCTGTCCAGCATTACTTCCCCACCAATAAGTTCCATCTCCAACAAAGACAAACTTATCACCTTTAGAGGCAGTAGATGTAATCGTAGGGGCTGTGCTTGCGGGCCACTTAACTGAGCTAGGCCATGTAACTGTGCGTGAACCTGTACCATCTTGCTTCAAAAGCATTGTGAAACCCTTACCTGCTGTAGCAGTAGGGAATGTAAAAGTACAGTTACCAGTCAATGTCAGAATCTGTACCGAACCATTAGCCAAGTCAACTGTATAAGCTGTAGAAGTGTTAGCAGTTACAGTTTCTTCTGTGTAGCCGTTAGTGAATGTGCCAGCTTCAATGGTTTTGTTTGTCAGAGTCTGTGATGTTGAAGTACTCGCTACACCTGTCAGAGTATTATCTGTAAAAGTGATAGTCTTGTTAGTAAGAGTCTCAGTACCTGTTAGCGTAGCAAAAGAACCTGCTGTAAACGCTGCGCTAGTCCACGTTGAACCTGTCCACACGAACAAGTTATTAGTCGATGTATTCCAGTACAAAGCACCTGTGAGCAAAGCATTACCATCATTGTCAACAGATGGTGCGCTTGATTTAGGGCCTAAATATCGGTCATCAAACGAGTCGTATGAGGCGGCAGCACTCGTAGCACTAGCAGCAGCAGCAGTTGCGCTTGTAGAGGCGTTTCCTTCGCTTGTAGAGGCATTTGAAGCACTCGTAGCAGCGTTAGAGGCAGAAGTTGCAGCAGCAGCAGCACTTGTCGCAGCAGATGTTGCACTTCCTAAGATGCCATCAACATAATACTTAGTAGCAGCGTCTTGGTTGCTTGTTGGGTCACCCATTCCAGTAATCTTAGAAGTACCCATTGCAATAGCACCACTCATAGTGCCACCGCTAGTAGATAACTTACCACTCAGAGAAGTATCAACTTCAGTCTTTGTGTAAGCATCTGTAATACCAAACCCACTCAGAGTAGTTGGATTAGTACCTGCTGTAATTCGTCCATATACATCTGTAGTTACAGACTTATATGTACCTGCTGAAACACCAGTATTTGCTAAATCAATTTCATCTGCACCTACAACAATTCGGCTAGATGATGCTGTCTGAACATTTAAAGTATTGCCAGACTTTACCAAACCTGCGCCAGCAGTAATTTGACCTGCGCCAGAGAATTGAGCAAAAGTAATTGCTGTAGTACCCAAAGTACCACCAGCAGCCACAGTACAGATATAACCATTAGAGCCGTTTACTGTACCACCCTCAACAAAGGTGTAAGCAGCAACCAACTCAGTCCAAGCATCAGCGTCTGTTGTGCGAGTCCATGAACCTGCTGCACACAGATAAATACCATTGTTGGCAGTCGTAGTCTGGTCTTTAACCAATACTCGATCACCTGCAATTACTGAAACACCATCAATTGTTTGTGTACCAGACAAAGTGATATTGGTTGTCGTAGCAGCAACCACAGAGGCTTTTGCATCAATACCTTGGGCAATAGCGTCTACATAAGACTTGGTAACAGCGTCAGCATCAGCAGTAGGTGTACCAAGACCTGTGATCTTGTTTGTACCCATAGCGATAGCACCAGACATAGTGCCACCAGACAGATTTAACTTCAAAGCATCAGCAGTATCTACATAGCCTTTTGTAGCAGCATCTGTTGAATTTGTTGGTGTAGCAAGACCAGTAATTGTTCCTACTGTTCCAGATGACATATCCAATGTGCCATCAATCGTGACATTATTGAATGTAGATGTACCAGAAGAAGCAGTTACATTGCCTGTGACATTACCAGTCAAGTTACCAGTCACATTGCCTGTTACAGCACCTGTGTGAGTTCCTGTGGTGTTACCAGTGACATTACCTGTCAAACCGCCTACAAAGCCTGTAGAGGCTGTTACTGTCGTTCCTGTGATTGCTTGGGCAGATGAACCACCGATAACAGCACCATTGATAGTGCCGCCAGTAATCGTTGCAGAAGACGATGTGATATTGCCATTAACACCACCAGAAGCGGTAATCGCACCTGTCATGGTAGATGTGCCAGTCACATACAAGTTACCACCAACAGTTACATTGTCACCAGCAGAACCATCTTGAAAGTTCTTCAACTGAGCCATCAATTGACGAATGGCATTGTTGACCAAACTCGGGGCCATACCCTCCGCTAAGTTAATACTGTTAATGTCAGTATTGTTCCCTGCGGTACTGCTGTATTCTGAAATCTTGGTCTTTGCCATTATCTATTCCTTATTCCGAATATAAACCTGCAATTGCAGATGGTGTTGCTGTTCTTAAAATCTCAAGCAATTGAGATATATCATTAGGATTTCTTGCGAGTCTATTTTGAACAACTGGAGACAATGCCAACGACCTAGCAACAGGTCTAACACCAATACTAGCCAAAGCCATTGGGTCTTGCAATATTGCAGACAATCCTGCGCCAGCAGTTACATCTAATGGACTAAACTGAGGCAAACTACCCATCTGCTCTGGAGTTCTGGCAGCTTTAGGGAATCTTTGTGCAAACTCAGCAGCTTGCTTAAGTTCTGCGCTAAGTGGCTTTCCTTTGTTTAAATCAGTTGCTAATTTCTGTGCGTTAACACTTCCAGTAGTTTGTTTTAAAGCACTTTCTACTGTGTAGGTTTTTGCAATAAGTTGTCTAGCATTACGCAACTCAGGAAGCAAATCATTATGACCAAGAGCCTTAGCATAATTCTCTAAAGCGTTTTCAATTCTTGTGGCTTCAGCTTTCAAACCTCTAGCCTTAGTCAAAGCCTCTGGGTCTGCTGTACGAGCATAATTCTTATAGTAAGCATTAGAGTCAGCACGAGCAACACGCAAGTCATAAACCAGTTTTGCTGGGTCAATCTTTGCAATCTCTGGTGCGTTTGTCAGAGTGTCAGCTTTAGAACCTTTTTTAACAGGTAAACTTGCAAGCGCATCATATGCTTCACCAGCAGTCTTTCGAATTCCATCTAAAACATCAACAGTAATTGGAGTTTCTTCTGGCAATCCAAGTGATTTAGCAGCAAGTTTGTTGGTAACTTCTTGGTTTTTAGCACTAGCGTTTTGCGCTGTTGTTAACTTACCAGCAGTACCCTCTAATACTCTGTTTAACAAAGTTGGATTTGCTTGTGTGGGAGGAATAACATAACCAGCTTCACGAGCCGCATTGATTGCCGCAGTTACCTCTGGAGTTTGTTGTGCGCCAGAAGAAAGTAATCTTGACAGTCCAGTACCAACCACAGGCAATGCAGCACCAATAGCCGCACCAGTTCCTGCTGATTCTTGGTCAATCATTGCTGCGCCAGTTCCACCAACAACAGCACCACCAGCCGCTCTTGTAGCCAAACCACCACCAGCACCACCTGAAGTTCTAATAGCCTCAATCAATGGTGCAGCTTTTGTACTTAATGCAGGAACAGCAGACAATCCTTTAGCAAGCAACCCACCAACAGGTAAAGTTGCCCCGATTTCTCCAACTAATTGACCACCGCCAGCAGAGAATGGATTTGCTTGTTTGTACTGCTCTAATTCTTGAGCCAACTTTTGCCGACCAATTTGAGCATCACGCTCAATCAACTCACCAATGGCTTCTGCACCAACTTTCTTAAGTCCTTTGCCAATTAGTTCTTGACCACCTAAAACTGTTCGACCAAACCCAGCACCAAGACCTGCCAATGCAGATACTGGTGCGCTTGGAGGAGTTTCATTTTTAGATTGAGCAAGCGCATATTGATATGCTTGTGCATCAGTCAACTCCTTGTCGGAAGTGACCTCATATGTCCCTTTGCCTTCAATAGTGACTTCATATGTAGCCATCAATTTTTCCTTTTAACTGTTACGCCAGAAGGAATACCAACATTTTCAACTGCTGGGGTTGTTGGAATATTTGGAAGTTCATAATACTGAGCAACTGGTGCAAGTTCAGGATTTTGCTTTAGTCGTTTCAAATTGCTTTCATGTACGCCAATTTTAAATTTAGCTGTTTTTTCAAGACTTCCAAGCAAAGATGAAACTTCTTTTGCTGTCATTTTCATCAAGTCACCAGCAGCAGCCCTAGCAATCAAACTACGCTCATTCTCTGTAATTGCGCCTTGACCTTTCATTGCTTCAGCAGCATTTAACTCAAGACCAGCAAGTTGTTGCATTGCTACAGCAGTATTTTGCAATCTCTCAGCGTTATCTTTCCCACCAATATTCAATGCATCAGCAAGCCTTGCGCCTGCAACTTGAGAGTTTGCCAAAGTTCCAGAGAACAATTTACCGCCCTCAAGAACTGGTTTAAGAGCCTGAATTCTTCCTAAAGTACCAACAGCACCCTGAGCAGCAGTAAACGCTGTATTAACAGCTTCGCCAGCACCTTTAGCAAACTCAGAGCCAAATGTTTTGTTAGCAACATTAAGAACTGTGCTTTGTGCGCCAGCTTTTTTCAATGCTGTTTGATAATCTAAGAAAGAACCACCATATCCTTGCTCTTTAGCTAAGTTGTATCCTTGGATGTCAGCAGGACTTGCTTTTTCTTTTGGTGCGCCTTCAGCAACAGTCTCAACTTTTCCAGTAATAGGATTAACACGGATAAGTTTTGCGCCTTCAGCCAATGAAGTCGTTTCACCACCCATTGCTTTCTGAGCAGCAACCAACTCAGATAAAGTCTTTCGTCCTTCAGCAGAACCCATCAATTGAGGCGCAATACGAGCCAAGTCAAAGCCAGCAGCCCTACCTTCTACAGCAGGTGTCTCGCCAATATAGCGACCATCTTCCTCAACCATCTGAGCAGGTCTTGCCATGACTTCAGGAGTAGCACCTTGAGCCAACACAGTTTGAATACGCTTTTGTTCAGCTAATGCTTGTTGCTCTTGCTGACGCTTACGAATCATGTCAGCCAATTGAACATTCTGCAATTGACCTTGCAATGTTTCTTGCATACCGCCTTTGTAGGCTCGTTGACCAGCTTGTAAGCCTTCAGCAATAGATTGACCAGTATTCCCTCCTTGGAATAGTCTGCCAGCTAATGCGTAGAGTGCTTGTGCTTGTGCGTCATCACGATTACGCTGAATGTCAGCAGGTGACATACCGAGCAGACCCATTGTGTCTGCACCGCTAGTACCGAAAATGTCTAATAGTCCAGCCATAATTAGATAATCCCATACTGAGCTAAAGAGCAAGGATATGGTGGTTCTTTCTTAGATTATCAAACAGCATTGAAAAAAGCTG